CACTAAGGGGGGTCTAACGGCGAGAAAATTTTTAAGCTGCAAAACGAAAAGCCCGCCAAAAGGCGGGTTTTTTTATGGATTGGTGAATATTCGGCTCTCTATATTGCGATCTGAGGAGTTTAAATGGTCCACCCCTTGCCGTGCTATTCCCAAAAATGGACCTTTTGCTCTCGATATGCTCTCGATCCTTCCTCGATAGGTGACCCGATCCGCTCAATGTATATCAAATTTTAATATACATACCCTCGATATGACCTCGATCTCTCAAATTAATGCCCGTTCTTTGCCTCGATCAAGGTTCGATTACTGCCAGAATTGTTTTAGGTCTCTGTCCGCGCGGGTTTTAGCTCGTTTTTATTGTTCTCGATCCTTCCTCGATAGGTGACCCGATCCTCCCTCGATCCCTCGAGGCGTGATCCCTTCCCCTAGGTATGCATAACTGGTGCATAACTTCTGCCAGGACTAGATTTGCATTGTGGATAATTTTTTATTTTTAGTCCTGGACGCTGCAAAAATTAAATCCCTTGTTTTAGCCGTTTTTTTTTCGGGTTTTCTAAATAACGAAATATTGTCTATTTTTTAACCAGTAGTTATCCACAAGCGGGGAATCTGTGGGTAACATGTTTATTAGTTAATCTTAGCGGGGCGTGCCCCTCGATCCATGCTCAAAACGTATGGACAAGGGGCCAGTGGTCCTCGAGGCGTGATCCGTGCCCCTCGATCCGTGCCAGCGGTCCCCGATCCGTGGTCCGTGGTCCGTGATTAAGGGACCAGATCGCGCAACCAGAACGCCCGCGAACCGCTTTTGGCGTTACTCGATACCCCGATCCGTGACCCGTGCCCCGTGAGTGCTGCTTTTTTGTGCGTACTGGGACCCCTGAAAGCATGCTTTACGATCCGTGATTAAATCCTTATAAATCAACGACTTATATACCGCGGTAGGTGTCTCTGGCTGCGACGGTTATAACTCAGTTTTACGCAAACAGTTCAGTGAAAAACGATATGGCGTTAACTGACGTTATTTTTAGAGTCCCAAAACTTGTTTTATGGGTAAAAAAATTTTAAAATTTTTTTCAAATGAGCAAGAAAAAAGTTAAAAAGAACGGACGACCCGGGTTGTCCGAAAAAACAAGATTGACTCGTAAGCAAGAATTATTTGTTCGTGAAATAGTTGCCAATGATGGTCACATTACTTTGAGAGAGGCTGCGATAAACGCCGGCTATTCTGCAAGTTCTTCGCACACTAGAGCGTATGAGCTAACAAATCCTGAAAGAAGTCCCCATGTTGTTGCTGCAATAAAAGCCTATCGTAGAGAACTAGACGCAAAATATGGTGTGACGTACGGAAGACACGTTCGCGAGTTGCAAAGAATAAGAGATGAAGCTTTACAAAACGGCGCTTACTCAGCGGCCGTGCAAGCAGAGTATCGTAGAGGTCAAGCACAAGGCGATATTTATATAAGTAAAAGTGAAATACGTCACGGCAGTATAGATCAAATGTCAAAAGAAGAAGTCTTAAAAGCTATTGAGGAAATAAAAGGTTATGCCCCGCCCAATCAAAAACAAACAGATACCGAGGACAGCGGTTCAGAAAGAGTCGGGACTTTGGAAACAAGTCCGGGAAGCTTTGAAACGGACTCGTCCAAAAATACTACCCACTAGATTAGAATCCTGGGCCTTGCCCGGTGTTCCAGATGTCATGCTTTGTGATGAAAAAGGCAATTTTCATTTAGTAGAATTAAAATTTTGTAATGGCAATAAGGTTGGTTTGCGTCCGCACCAAGTATCTTTTTTGACTCGACACCAACACGCAAGCGTTTGGGTTTTGGTAAAACACCAAAAAATAAATGAAAAAGATTTTCGTATAATTCTTTATAAAGGAGAAGAAGCTGTCAACTTAGTCATGGACGGAATAAAAGGGTCCCAAAAAACCGCTGAGTTCAAAGGACCTTTTATAGACTGGGAATCTGTTTTTAATACAATTTCGCCATGAACCTCCTTGAAGACGAAACAAAATTATTACGTTTAAAGTTACGACTTGCACAATTACAAAAAGTAGAGGACTGCAAAAATAATTTTTTAAATTTTGTGCAAGCAATGTGGCCTGAATTTATTTCTGGAAATCACCACAAAATAGTTGCAGAAAAATTAGAACAAATAGCCAACGGCGAAATAAAACGTTTAATTATCAATATGCCGCCTCGACACACAAAAAGTGAGTTCGCCAGCTTTTTATTTCCAGCATGGATGATCGGTAGGAATCCTGCTATGAAAATTATCCAGGCAACACACACCACGGAACTTGCTGTTAACTTCGGACGTAAGGTTAAAAACTTAATTGAAACAGAAGATTATTCTTCTGTCTTTCCAAAAACAGAACTTGCCGCAGATAGTAAAGCCTCGGGCCGTTGGGACACAAAAAGTGGTGGTATGTATTATGCCGTGGGAGTTGGTTCAAACTTAGCCGGTCGTGGTGGTGATTTAATCATTATTGACGACCCGCACTCAGAACAAACGGCATTATCTAACAGTGGTTTTGAACAAGCATGGGATTGGTACACTGGGGGACCCCGACAAAGGCTCCAACCGGGCGGCGCAATCGTTTTGGTACAAACTCGGTGGTCAGAAAAAGACATGACGGGTCAACTTATACGTGCGCAGGCTAAAGATGAAAGGGCAGATCAGTGGGATATTGTAGAGTTACCTGCATTAATGCCGTCCGGAAACCCTTGTTGGCCTGAATTTTGGTCAAAAGATGAATTATTAAGCGTAAAAGCGTCTGTTCCGCCGTATAAATGGAACGCACAGTACCAGCAAGACCCTACAGCAGAAGAATTATCTATATTAAAACGCGAGTGGTGGCTAAAATGGGACAAAAGAGAGGTTCCTAACCTGCAATTTGTTATTCAAAGCTACGATACGGCGTTTTCTAAGAAAGAAACAGCCGATTTTAGTGCAATTAGCACCTGGGGCGTGTTTTATCCGGAAGAAATAGGCGGTTCTCCCGCTATTATTTTGTTAGATGTCAAGAAAGGGCGATGGGATTTTCCAGAGTTAAAGGCTATCGCTAAAGATCAGTACGGTTTTTGGGAACCTGAGACGGTAATTATTGAAGCAAAGGCGTCTGGTATGCCGTTAACGCACGAATTGCGACAAATGGGTATACCCGTGGTCAATTTTACGCCAAGTAAAGGTAATGATAAGTTGTCTCGAGTACACGCTATATCACCTTTGTTTGAATCGGGTATGGTTTGGGCCCCCGACGAGTCTTGGGCGGAAGAAATGATAGAAGAATGTGCTGCTTTTCCAAACGGCAGGCATGACGACTTGGTAGATAGCATGACGCAAGCACTTATGCGGTACCGTCAGGGTAATTTTGTGCAAACGCCGTCTGATGATTGGGATATTTCTGATGCGTCTGAACGCTTGAAAGTTAATGCGTATTATGGTTAATTTATGCTAGACTAATGTAAATCTAAGTTAAGGAGATTGTTACATGGAACCTAAATTTATGGGAATAACCAGCCTTCCGCGCACCGCGACTCAAGGACCCTTGAATGTTCCACGTGAAACAATTCCACAATTTCAACAAGGCGGTGGTCTATTTGCCACAGCTCCAGGTCTGTCTATTGACACTACACCGACCTTTAACCTTAACCTTGCTCCGCAAGGTCTGTCAGACCCGAGACAGCCGGTAATCATACCCACCGAGGAAACTATGTATTTCTCGCCACAAGTACCGGCAAGCTCTGGACTATCCCTTGTTGATCCTTCTATATTTTTAGATGATATACTGCCCAGTGACGCAATAACCGGAGAAACTGGACCGGTTGCCGTAGGTAGTCCGGACACAATGTATGGCACGGGTGGTGTAAATGTAATGAATTTAACCGGTGTACCTACCAATCCTGCTAAAGATGCTGCTGCAAATTATGGTGGCTCCATATCGGACCCAGAGTTTTTTAGAAACATAAGAGGCAATCAAAGAACCTTTGATAACGCAATGGACACTTTTGCAGATCAGCTTAGTAAAGCCCAAGCAACGAACGTATTATACGGCGGTGCAACCGCATTGCCCCGTGGCGAAGCTACTAAAAATGCGTTCACTGAATCAGAAGCAGGCATGGCGGCAGAACAAGCACGTATAGATTTTATAAACGCAGAGCGACAAAAAACTAGAGACAGACTCGGACCTACGCAATACGGAGACAGAGCTAATCTTCTTGAAGACTATAATCGTATGTTAGCTGGAGAAACTACGGGCGTTAGTGGAAAATCTTTAATAGAGCTTGGTATTGTTAATCCTTTTGAGGGTCCCGCATTAATGTCAGCCGGGGTACAGTCGCCCGTGTTTAGCAATTACGATCCGGCACTGGCCGCAGAATTTGATTACAGTCCAGAAAATATAAGTGAACTTTTACGACAAGCTGAATATCGAGGACCGGTAACTATGGTTCCTAATCAGACGGGTAGGCCCATGACTCCATTAGATATGGAGTCATTACAAAAAAGTGATCCGGCAAGATTTAATGCGATCATGGAGGCTATGGCTGGACCGCCTAACGTTGTCCGAGACCCTAATGCGGTTCCTTATGTAGCTCCCATTGATTTTAGCAGGAGCGGTACAGCTAAAAAAGCAATGGGCGGCGGCATTATGAGCCTAAACCCTAATTATTAAAGGTATTTAACATGGCAGAAAAAAACGAACCAGTAGTTTCTTTAATAGAACGTCAGGGCATGACTCCAGATGGAGATGTGGTAGAAGAATTAGAAATAGAGTCTTTGGTCAGCGATATCCCTATGGATATGCCCGAGGATATTGAGATTACCGAAGAAGAAGACGGCAGTGTTGTTTTAGACTTCGACCCAATGGCCGCGATGCGCGGATCAGGTGAGTTTTACGAAAACCTTGCTGAAGATATGGACGACACCGAACTGGGTGTTATAGCCAGCGATCTATTGTCTGAGTTTGAAGCTAACAAAGCGTCACGTGCTGACTGGGAAGAAGCGTACTCAAAAGGTTTAGAGTTACTCGGATTTAATTACGAAGACCGCACTGAACCTTTCCGTGGAGCAACCGGCGTGACTCACCCTATACTTGCCGAAGCTGCGGTGCAGTTTCAAGCACAAGCCTTTAATGAGTTACTTCCTTCTAGCGGTCCGGTTAGAACCGTAGTATTAGGTGCACCGACTCATGCTAAAGAAGAACAGGCACTTCGCGTCAGAGAATTTATGAACTATTACATTATGGATGTAATGGAAGAATACACACCCGAATTTGATCAGATGTTGTTTTATTTACCGTTGGCAGGATCCACGTTTAAAAAGGTTTACTATGACGAAGCATTAGACAGAGCCGTAAGTAAATTTGTTCCTGCAGAAAACTTAGTAGTTCCTTACGAAGCT